GACAATGGAATTCAGGTTATTCATTTGGCACTTGCTAAATATGGAATTGAAAACTTTGAATTCAAAATAATCGAAGAGGTAGACACGCAGGAAGAAGCGAATGAACGAGAGACATATTGGGTGTCACATTTTGATTCTTTTAAGAGTGGATACAATTGTAACCTGGGCGGCATGAATGCCCCCAAAACCGAAGAATGGAAACGAAAAGTAAAAGCAACCAGGATGGCTAATGGCGGTTATGGGCATTCTGATGAAACTAAAGCAAGAATGTCTAAAGAGTGGCATATGTATCATTCACCGGAAAGCATACGAAAAATAGCAGATGCTAATTTGGGTCGAGTTATTTCAGATGAGCATAGGCAGAAAATATCTGCGGCAAATAAGGGTAAGCAGTTTTGTTTGGGTCACAAGCAATCACAGGAGACGATTAGCAAAAGAATGAAAGCTATTAACTCTAAATATGGTAGCAGGGTGTGTTATGCTGATGATTGTGGCAGAACCGATGGATTTAAGGTAAATGGTGTTAGATATTGTGTGATGCACGCTGAACGATTAAGAAGAAATGGCTCTTTAGACCTGGCGCCTAGATCGGCGCCAAACAAAGGTAAAGCTCATTCGGAAGAGACTAAAAGAAAAATATCTGAATCAAGAAAAGGCAAAACAGTTGGAAAGAATAATTCGTTTTATGGTAAAAAACATAGCGCAGAAACCATTAAACACCTTAGAGATATAAATATAGGGAGAGAGCCGCCCAACAAAATAAAATTTTCTGATGAAGATATAGAGAAAATAATGAACGATACAAGGGGTATGAGGAAAATAGCCAAAGATTTCGGCGTTAGCATTACAGTGATCCGCCGAATTAAGAAAGAAAAAATGGTGCAAATAAGTGTTTGAAATAATTGAGCAGCTTGGCAGAACAATAAGGCTACCTATTTCTGAAGATATAGAGGTTAGCACAGGCCACATAATTACCTTACTTTATGGGGATGGCGTTTGTTGTATTCTAAGCAATAGCCGCAATCCATTTGGAATGGTAGCGGGCCCTATTGACAGTCATGGGCTGGTGCCAGTTCTATATGATACAGCCATTCTGAAGACCAGCAATTTTGATAAGGACGAAGATTATAAGCCTGGTGATTTTCTGTATTCAAGCGATAATGGGACATTAACATCGCGCAAGTGTAAGGATGATTCTTTGCTGTTGGGGCAGGTTTTAGACTGCCCCTCCGACAACAAGGAATATATTGAGATCAACTGGATTTAACAGAGAAAATCCGTTTATTTCTCAATGCATAAATTCATATTTATGTGACCCTTACCCTTGGTTTTATATAGGAAAATTATGGATGACACTATAGGCTATTTCAGTAGAAGCAACGATATATTGAATGAATTTGTTGGGATACTGGCTAAAAACGCCTCTGAGAAGACCCAGAAGCCCGTTATTGATAAGGATAAAGTCCTTAAGGATTTTGAGGGTTTCGAGCATATTGTAAAGTCGTCTCCAGAGATGCGACAGATTTTTGCCGCCTTGCAGGATAAGTTTACCAACGACCCGGAGTATACGGCCCAGGTTGACCCAAATTTTGTTGCCGGGGTCATGATGCTAGATCTACCGAATGAGCAGGAATAATATGACGTTCAAAACAGTTATCAAATTTGACGAGAGTCCCATTCTTCGCGAGCTAGAGCGGGTAGCAATTAAGAGGGGTATGCTAACGCCAGCTCCTATTGTTAAGGAGGCAGCTGTTGAAGAGTCGTATGCCTCGACTGGTGATTTGCATGAGGATGTACTTCTTTTGGTTGAAGGCCTTCGCAAGAAGGGCTTTGAGAAGGAAGCTAGCGACCTTGAGGACAAAGCTAACCTTCACAGGATTGCCGAGACCCATCTGTACAGAGTGATAGATGAGGACGGTGATGACATATTGGACTTCGCTCATCCCGAAGGCGATGTAGAGATTGCGCCTTCCAGCAGTGGGCTTGGTAAGATTTGGACCGAGCAGAGCGCCAAGAAAGAATTTTTGAGAGTTGTGAATAAGAAGCCAACCGGCAAGTATTCTTCAATTGAGTCAGTGCTAAAAGAGGCGGCTGGTGTATTTGGTATGCATAAGGAGGCTCAAAGAGGACTATCAAGAAAACAATACACAACTGGAAAGGATATTTCGGCGGCTAGAACATGGATTATGTCCAATGTTACAGTAGAGGTTGTGAAAGACTTTATTCTAAACAAACTTCTAAAAGATCCGGTAGATGAGGTTAACTGGCAAGGCACTGCCGAAGGCATGACAGATGATAGTGAGGCCAGCTATGTGGCGTCTAAAATGCAACCAGAAACCATTAAGACGCTGATGAAGTGGGCTTCACACGGATACGATCCTTCGTCTATTTGGTCATATGTTTCCAGCGGAATGGTGTTTAGTCGTGCTAGATATGTTAAAGAGGGAGAGCTAGATGTATTTGCTGTGTGGTCTGAGCTTTTTGGTGCTGGAATTGTAAAGGGCGCACGTGCTGGAGAAATTTCTCTTATGAAGTCCGTTATGCAGCAAATGAAGGCTGGAGCGCCAACTGCCAAAGATGATTCATTGGGATATGAACTGGTTACCAGTCAGATAGGTGGGTTTATTACCAACTTTGATAATCTGAGAAGAAACCCGCAGATTCCAAAGGTAAATAAAGATAGAGCACGCGAGCTATCAAAAGAAATAAGTGGCGCAGTAAAGGCTGTGTCTGGGCTGGATGATTTCAACCTTATTAAACAATCACTCTCCAAAACTTGGGTGCAGACTAATTGGGCAGACATACAAGATGCAAATGATCTTATGAGCCTAATAACAACGCAAAAATCTAGTTACCAGCAATGGTATGATGCACTAAAGCAAACAACCCCATGGAAGAGAGCTAGCGCCAATGAAAATATCATTCGCACAGCGCAAAGCCCGCCACCACCTGGCGGCGCCCAACCTGGCGCTGGTTATAAAGGACCAGCACGTGGTGCTGGTGGTAACGCCACTCGCCAAAATCAAGAAGAGCTTGATAGGCTTGCCGATGCGCTTGAGGCAACAAAGGCAAAAGCCAACTGGGTAGAAACATTGCGCAATACGGGAAGCCCACCAAATATAAACAAACCAGATGGTAAGTGGGGCGGCAAAACTGAAGAGGCCCTAAGGTTAGCTGAGGCAATAAGAGGTTATTTTGTTGAGCCAAAGGGCACCAAGGGTAAAACTTTGCAGCCATCATCAAGAGCAATAGGAGGCTACACATCGGCGCAGCTTCCACCAATTGTTACTAATAGCCCAGCCCAAAGCAACATTGCGGCGATACGTGCGCTCACGAATGTTGTTGTGGCTAAGGGATCTGGTAGGAGGCAGGAGCGTCAAGTTCAGCAATATGATGTTATTGATGGCGTAAAGCTTACCAATAGAGATTTATTTACTCTGTACTCATATTACACATGGCTAGTCAATGCCGGGAAGATAGAGCCAAAGTTTTCTCCATCAATGGGTGAATATGCTAAGCCATCCGAGATGGGAGGGTGGCTTAATCTTCTTCGTACTAATTCCAGGAGAAAAGCCGGCAGCCCAGAGGAGGGCCAGGATCCTAAATTAGCGCAGGCTTATGTAAGAGATGCTAGTCGTCTATGGAGGCAGTGGAATGTTCTTCTCGCTCAGTTGGCTGGTAAGTTTGGGCTTGCAACAGTGGATCAGATGTATACCGCACCTGTTGGTGTTCCAATTAGTATGTTAAGAATGGCCGGTGGCAGAAGGCGCGGCGCACCAGGTGAAAGGCCAGGTGCTGGTTCTCGTGATCGGCGCAGAGGCGGGCCGGGTGGCAGAGGCGATAGAGAAGGTTGGCAATATGAGGGTGGTGAAGATAGAGACCCAACGCCACCAATTAGTCAAAAACTGGTTCTAAGCCGTATGATATGGGCCGAGTCCGGTATACCCGATGAATATAGCGGTATCTATCTAAACTACAGGCAGGTTAGGCGCATGAGTGGGCCCAATTTCGCAGGAAGCTATTTTGGTAGTGGTGAAGAAGGGGATCCCAACGCTAATGCTCAGGCTCAAAAGTTTATTTCAGATATTGGTTCGGCTATGGCAAGGGTTTTCCGCGATTGGCAGAGAGACCAAAGCCCAGAAAATCTAGACAGAACAATGCCAGAGATGACTAAGTGGATTGACATCTGGCGCCGAAAGTTCGGCGTGTGGTCTAGACAATTAGCAGAGGAAGGCGCTCCAGTTTATCGCAAACCTAGGCGCAGGGCTCGCCCAGCTCCAGCTGCTCGTCCAGCAGCTCAGCCATTCGCGCCGGGCGGAGTGCCTTCTAGATACCCAGGACCCGGCGCTCCGGGTGGCCCACCACCAGGATACCCCTCTTGGGAACATGCCCAACAAGCAAATATAAGAGCACAACTAAAAGAAAGAAGAGAGCGCTAAGCCAAAGGAGTTATGATTGTGCGCAAAGATGCATTACAATTCATATCTGACACAATCATCATGGAGCGATTGGCGTCAGACTTTACTCTTACTAAAAGGGCCGATCTCTTCGGAGACATAGGCTTCAAGAGCATTGCGTCTTCTATCGTTGAGAAAGTAAAGGGCTTACTTAAGGGTGAAAAGAGTTGGGGTAAAGCCATCCTTGATATGTTGGTTACCGGTGCGCTTTTTAAGCTGCATTGGATACTTGGTCTTGCTTACGCAATAGCTGGAGCGATGGGTATTGATCTTATTGCTATCGGTAAAGATCTGCTTAGCGGAGTTGTTGGTAAGGTAAGCAGCGGGTCTATTACCCTTTCTGATGTAGATATAATCGCTGCCAGAATTCCTTATCACAGAATGCCAAAGAAACATGCTTCGCTTAAAAAGTTTGCCAAACAGAGTAGGACAGAATTAGTAAGGCTTATGAAGGGCCTTCTAAAAGGCGGCAGGCGCAATACTCTTGGTAGTCTTATTAAGGCTATTTTCATTTACTTCTTTAAGAGCATTTTGATTGGTGCTGGCCTTATTGCTGGCGTTGGTCTTGTGTCGGGGCTGGTCGGTGGTATTGGTAAGGGTAAAAAAGAGGAGCCAAAAGCTGTTCCATCTGGAACACCGGAGGTTCCTTCGCCTAAGGCCCCTAGCAGGGCCCCGGAATATAAGCACAAAACCAAAGTGTTTAGGAATGATGCTAAGAATATGTGGTTTGTTCCTATTGTAGGCGGAACAATTGATAATACGTTGCTTGCGTGGGCCGAAGACGTTTATCCTAATAGATTATCTGGATATGAAGACATTATAAGTAGTCTACCATCTTTTAGAAGCACAGTTGAGGTAATTAAAAGAAATTACAGTGCAAGAGTACCAAACTCTGTTTTAATGCCAACAGAGTTTAAGTCAAGAAGCCAGGTTGTTGATAGATTTGCTAGAGATGCTTTCAGGGAAATACAAAAGGAAAAATTATGAGCGACATTTTTGATGATTACGCAAAGATAGCCATTGAGCGGGGTCTCATAAGTGAGACCATAACAAAAGAAGCTCAAGTTGGCGAAGAGTCAAGCTATAGATTTGATTCGCTTAGCAATGATGATATCAAAGCTCTTTATGACGTAAAGCCAGATGGAGAGAGTGAGAAGCATATTTTAGACCAGGCACACCCTGAGTCTGTCTATGTAGCCCCAGCCTATGACAGAATGAATGGCCTCGTAGAGAATCTATTTGAGCGCCAAGATATTATGGCATGGATTGCCAGAAAACCAAATGACGGCAAGCATACCCAGGAAAGATATGTGAAAGCAAAGCAAGATCTTTCTATGGCACTGCTGAATACAGCATTTATGTTGGATCGCAACAATGAAGAAGATCTAATGAAGCTAGCCGATGACTGTGCAGGGATGCTTACTAAAAATGCTTTTGTTTGGGTTCCATGGATACTCTATTTGGGTGCCGGTGGGGTTGGTGTATTTGGGCTGATAAATAATTTTGGCGGCATGATTGATAATGGTGTTTACTCAAACTCTGAAAGAGCAATAGAAGAGCTGAGCGATCTTGTTGGTGATAATGAGCTTCCCGGTATGGAAGAAGAGATTCAGTTACTAATCCAGGATATCACATATGTTAGAGATCTAAATGCTGAACTAACATCCTTTAACATTGACCCAAAGCAAGATGAAGAAGAGGTCAAGGCCGATGTAGGCGCTGGCCAAGCCGCACTCTCAAAATATATAAGAGGAGTTAGGGCCCTCTCCAAGAAGATTTCATCTCTATTAAGAGAACTGGAAACTCGTGGTGAAACTGCATCACAATCTAGCTGGATGTCCAGAAACCTTGGTGATTTTGGCATTGGCCTTGAGAAAACTTGGGGAGCTTTGTGGGGCAGTAATGTGCGTGATGCTCTAGTTATTCTAGATACACTTAAAGAGTCTATTGATGGTTCTATCGGTAATATGACAAAGCTATATCATTCTGTCAAGATGGAGGCTCAGCAAAAGGGTCGTCAGAAATCTGTTGAAGAGATATTAGCAGAAGAAAACGATACAGTATAATGGGCCTAATTGATCAACCACAGGAGTGGGCTCCTTGGATGAATCACTCAAATCCACCTGACGCAATCGATTACTATCGGCCTCGGGAGACTTTTTATATGAGCACCACACCAACGTCTATACCAGGAGATAGTCAAGACTTAGACCTTGGCGTTGGCCTTGGTAAGGCGTGGGAAGCTGTTAAAGAGTTTGTTGGTATAAAGCCAGAGAAGAAGGAAGAGCCTAAGAAAAAAGAGCCTAAAAAGGAAGAACCTAAAAAGCCCAAGAAGCCGCTTAGTAAAAAAGAGAAGTCCGCCTTAGTGTTATCATTTCAAGCATTCTTTAACAAGTCACATCCAGTTATTGGTACACTTTATAGTGGTCCAAAAGATGGAAAGATAAATCCTCAGATTATTGCAGCCGCCCAGGCAGCTGAGTCTAAAATTGCGTCTACAATCGGCCAAAGTGGCGTTCAGGGTCTCATCTGGAATGGCAAGAGCTTTAATACCTCCCCTGCGGATGTGCAACAGGCATTGTCATTAATCGTTAAGCATCAGGGCAAAAAGACCTCTTTTCTTAGCAGAAGGGACAGAATTTTAGCATTTTCATCGTTGCTCGACGAATAATTATCTATTTCCTACTAATATAGAAATATAATTACTGATACTTGGCGAAATTGCTTATGCAAGAGTAGTCATCAATGTAAGACCCATAAGAATAAGACAATAAATTTTGGAGCACATAGGAGTGCTCAAAAGGGATAAACGATGGCACTAAAACTTTTACAGAGCGGAAACCAACCACTAGGTCAGTTTGACGCTCTAGACGCACAAGCAACCTCCGTTCTCGGAGGCGAAGTCGCAACTTTCACCTATGTTAGCATTGTTCCTGGCACAGATGACTCGGCTAAGGATGTTGAAGACGGTTATGTAGCAGCAGCTGATACTCGTCCAGCAGCCACCACAACTCTCGCATCTGGCGACCGCCCACTCTTCCTCGTTGATGAAGGTACATCTCAGTATGGAACCCTTTTCGGTGAGATCGTAGGCGCAACTGTTGGATTAACGTCAACTGGTGGAACTGTTCTTGGTCCTCACACTGCGACCGGATCTGGCAAGTGGACCCTTTGGGATAAGCCTGGCATGTATGCGGTTACTCTTGACGCTGTTGACACGACTCTCAACAGTGGCTTGGTTCCGACTAACCCAGCCTTGGTCGGTGGAGACACCCTTTACGCAACTACTGCTGGTCTTTTGACCCCTGATGCCGCTGCGGCATTCGAAGTAGCTGCTGTAGGTCGCTTCATCGAGTTCGCACCAAATGGAAGTTTGGTAACAACCCCAATTAGCTTGACTCAGGCATTGAATTCGCCTGTCGGTGCTTCCGCACCTGGCGCGCAGTTCGACGTTGCGGTCTTCCACTTCAACCCAGACCATAGCTAATAACAATGTATGAGGGCGTCTGATTCTCAGGCGCCCGTTTTTTCAGCTTTTTTACAAGATTACTGGTTATACGAGTAGTCTCTTAACTTCAGGAGTTTCTTTATGAATCAACTTTTTAATACTCAGGGTCAGCTAAATGCTTCCAATTTCCAGGAAGCGCTTCACGCCCTAACTAAGTATGCTGCGGTCCTACAGGAGGGCCTCCCATCAAATGTTGCCTTAACAGGTCAGCCAGGTCTTAATGACGTTCAGCGTGACGAATTAGTCGCCCGCGCCATTATGACTCATGAGGGAAAGCTAGCTTTGGCGCAGGCCATGGCAAACCCAATTCGTCGTAACTTGGATTATCAGGGTATCGCACGTAGAGCACTAGTGGTAGATCCTCTACCTCAGGGCGCACTTCCTGTGTATGACCGTGATATCGATGTTGCTGCCGTTGTTGTTTCCAGCAATGGTAGTGGTGGAGAGAGCCGAGTGTTCGGTGACAGAGTTACCGTTCCTGAGTTTGAGCTTTACTCAAACCCAACAGTCCGTATCGCAGAAGTTAAGAGGCTACTCGTATAACCAGTAATCTTGTAAAAAAGCTGAAAAAACGGGCGCCTGAGAATCAGACGCCCTCATACATTGTTATTAGCTATGGTCTGGGTTGAAGTGGAAGACCGCAACGTCGAACTGCGCGCCAGGTGC